CGTTACGATTGTAGTACAAAATAGACAAACTGGTCTTACGCATAAGTCTTCAAATTCAATAGTTGTTACTGCTAACGAGGTCGGTAAATTTAAAGCTGCAGCAACAATTGAACTAACAGGCATGACTTCTGATATATTGCAAACTGTTGTTAACAGACAAGTAAATCAAATAGTAACATCACCAGAAGTGCCACGCATTATTCAGCTAGAAAGAAAAGTGTATGTCATTGCTCAACCGTTAAAAGAATTGCAATTGATTGATGCAGACTTTACTGCAAGAATAACAGTTGCACAAGATGTTGCAGGTAACAGCAAGCTTTTCCTGCAAATAGATCAGTTAGTTATTGAAAGCGAACAGTCTGAATTGCTAACTTTTATGATACCAAAGTTTGCATACAGCACAAATTCTGCTTCGTATACTTTGCTTGATCAAAATAGCAGGGCTATTTCTACTGGCAAAATAACTAAACAATAGCACAAAAAAAGACTGCAATGTACAGTGCAGTCTTTTTTGTTTTTCTTACTTTTCTTCGAAAGTTATCTTAATTTTTGGTTCAAAATCAGATGGCAGTTGATCAACAATGCCCTTAAAGTTTTCAGTGTAGTTTTTCATAATTACAAGGTGAAAGCTGTTGTTCTTTGGATCAAGAATCATTTGTGATGTTGTTGCAAGTTTTTTAGTTGTTCTTAAAGGATTAAGATTCGATTCAGACTTAAATGGCTGCTCTCTCATATTAACTAAAATGTCAGCAGTCGATAGACTATCTCCTAGTATTTGCTCAGATTTTGTTTTTCTTGTCGTTGATGATTTAAAATTAGGACCTTCTGTATAGCCAGCCTCTGCATGAATATCTGAATGATTAGTATACACCACTGTATCTAAGCCATCTAGTGAAGTTGTAACAGCAGGGTGTTCTGATGTTGAACTAATAGTGTACAATTGATCGTCATTAGCAATAATCGTATTACCGTGGATGCCTGTTTTCCAAGTCTTAGCAAAGTGTAATGCATCTTCTATCGTTTGCATTGTTAGCGCCTTGATTATTTTTTCACCGTCAGCAGATGTCTTAGTATCAACTTTTCTACCTTTAGCCTTGTCGTCTTTACCTTTTTTACCTTTGTCAGTGCCTATGTTTTCATCTGCTAGGCTTAATGATGAGTTGACAATACAAATACCATTAGCATTCATACCTTCACTCCAGCCAGTATCATCATCTCTTAGGTATACAACTTCCATGCCGTTAATTACTGTATGGACAATTGAACAATTGACGTTGTATGCTCGATCTCTATGCTTTACAATAACATAAGATTTTGATGCCGCTTCGTCATGTTCGCCTTTATCGTTAATTGTAAGACGTCTTGCTGCTATAACACATTCGTTAATGGCATTAGCAGTTGCTGAATTTAGCTTTTTTAGTGACTCGTTCATGAAAAATGACAGTGGCTTCATATTCAAATTGATAGTTAGATTATTTTAATATGTATACATTACAAGAATTGATGAGTTTTGATTCAAACTCAATATCAAGTATATTGTTTAATTTACAAATACTAAATAGCAAATGCCAGAAAAGGAACCAACATCATACACCAAAAAGCTTTCAGCCCTAAATATTTATCAAAAAGAAGAAAATAATCAGCTAAGACTAGAAGACCTTGATCGAGAGGACATGCATTTTAAAATGCGAACTGGTGCTGATATCTTAATTGAAGAAAACGGCATACATGTGCCAAATCCATTTAAGTTCAGTGTACAAGATGTTTATGACTGGTCACAAAAAGAGTCTGAAAACTTTGACGTTGTATTAGACAATTATCTTAAATGGCACAAGGCAGTAAAACATAGATACGATCGTGATATTGTACCAACTTACAAGCCTTACTTTGAGCATGATGGATTTCAAGACCGAACAGACTTTAAGAATCCTGATGAAATACTAGTTTTTCTTCGTGATAGAATAGAACACCTTAGACATAATGACGCATCAGTTGATGCTTGGGCTGAAATCGAACATCGCAGAAAAAATGTTTTCGACATACTATACTATCAAGGCAATAAAAACTTAGAAGATGCCAAGCTTAAACTATACTTGCATGACTTTTCGCTAACAAATACTGTAACTGTACTACAATCTGTAAAAGAAGGTGAGCAGGTAGGAAAAGAAAAGCGACCTTATTACGAACATCAGCAAAGACAATACACCTTAGGTGAATGTATTGAAATGATGTCTTCTGCCACAATTAATCAACGAAACAAAACAGCAAGACCACTTGTTATGCCAAACACAACTGGTCGTCGTATTGTTGGTGAAGATGTTTATGGTCATTGGTCGGGTTTACAAATTTTTGATATTGATACTAAGTTTTCACCAAGCTTTTTAGAAAATTATAAAGATGCCAGCGAAATTCGTGACATACTTTTTGATAAGCTAAAGCACTACCCTTGGCTAATTGGTATTACGGTCAGTGCCAGTAAGCGCGGTCTTCACATTTATACTAAAGTATCAAGAATGCACCACTTGTTTGTTGAGCCAGAAGCAAACAACAAAAACGCAAAGTACTGGTATAGAATGTCATACATGCAAAAACATGCCGCTATAGCATACTGTATTGACAAGTTTACAAAAGTTGATGACATCTATACAAATAAACAGGTCGTTGATACTTCTTTGGCTAGACCGGCTCAAGGTATTGCTATGAATTATGATCCTGAAGCCAGGTGGAACAGCAACTTTATTGATCTGTATCCTGTGCTATTCTATCATATACCGCCTGTTGCTGACATTCCAGTCGATGCATGGCTAATGCTACCAGCAATACAAGATAAATATCAAAGTTGGGCATACGACAATGCGGTTAATGACAATGACAATGTAGAAGTACAAAAGCAACAAGGTCAGCTACAAATTATTATTGATGAAAACGATACAGTTGATGGTGTAACTGCTATTGACATGGATAGTCTAGACAAAGGTGACAAATACAACACACGTTGGCGACTTTGCAACACGATTATATATGCATACGGTGATACTGAAATGGGTAGGCAATTGTGTCATCACATTCTACAAACAAAAAAGACAGGAACACAAGGAACAATTAATAGCTTTATTCGATCTGCTGTAGTAAACAGAAAAGATGCTGACTTGTATACAATAAAACAGCTTAAGCGTTTAGGTTTACATATTGGTATTGAAGAAGAGTCATTAGCGGAAATTGCAAACGATACAGTAAGTCAACTTAAATTTACACTGGACACTTCTGACTATGGTTTTAGACAAACCCAGCCTGACATCAACGTTAAGCTTGCAAATCACGAATATTTAGGGATGCAAATGAAAAAGATGATTTCGCATATGCAGGACTTTAAAATTAATGTTATTGAAAGTGCACCAAACACTGGCAAAACTGAATTCTTTAAGCAGTTGGCAAAAACTGCAACAGTTTGTCTAGTCATACCATTTACTTCCACAATAGAAAGTAAGATCGTGTCAGACGAAAGCATTAATGAACTATTTGATGTCTACTATGGTGACAAGTCTATAAAAGACATGAGAAAAGGAAGAAGCGCAGTAATGACATTCGATAAGTTTTCGATGATGTCAAAGTCTAAATATTCAATGTTTAAGTTTATTGCAGTTGATGAGTCACATTTATTGTTTACTTCTACGTATAGATTACCTGTAGTATCACAAACAATTGAAAACATACGCACATATTTGCATGAGGATATGAACGAAGTTAAAAATGCATTGTCAAGCGTAATGTCAGTGCAAAGTCTTATGTCTTTTGTTAAAGAACCAACTATACAAAAAGCGACAACTAAGTTTATACTAATGTCTGGTACACTAACAGGTGAAATTGACTACTTTAAGTTTTATCAGCTGCTAAACTACATTAAGGTTCGTAAACTACACCCATACAAAAAGGAGGCCCAATTCATACTAAGCAGAAGTAGTCAGACTAGAGATATTAGACTATTTGAACATATTGCAAGTGTTATTGGTTCAGGTGGTAAGATTATACACCCAACCAATAAAGGTGATGCCTACGCAAAAAAGGTTGTTGCCTGTGTAGAACATATTTTAGGTCGAACAGTTAAGTATGAATACTATAAGCGAGCAAATGCAGATGAGGATTTCTTGCAGGCAATTAATAAAGACACAACAGTTAATGACATAGAAATTCTATTTTGCTCAGACTACTTGTCTGTTGGTATTGACATTAAGGATCAAGGTGACTTTAATATCGTATTTTCAAATGACTTTACGGCTGAAGCAATAGAGCAATTCAATAACAGATTGCGATCAACAGACATTAATTGCAAAATATTTTATGACATACTAGACCAAGAAGGCTTGCAAAAGCCAAACATCATTAATACAAATCAAATTGAGTACACATACAATGATGAACTAAAAAGTATGATTGAAGATGAACAGGCAATTGCTAGGCTACAACGTGTCATCCAAGACAAGTCACAATATTTTGCAGTCCTTGGTGAATTGTTTTCCAAGTATTTTGTTCAAGACTTTGCAGGCAATATAAAATACATTAGGTCTGCTTTTGAAATAGAACAGTTTGAGTTGCAGTATAGTACAATTGCCCGTTCACTTTTGTACATTAAAACAAGTCTGCAACGAAAGTATGAATATACGATTTCAGTTAAAATGACAGAAGAGGTTACTGATGATGAAATAGACGTGTATCAATCGTTAATGAAAGAGGCTAAAGCAGAACACGATAGAATAAAGTCAGAATCTTTTATTGAGTTAGTTGACTTTCTATCACAAGATCAAGTCTATAATGCGGTCATAACTGGAAATGTAAAGTATA